TAAGGCTTATGTTGACAGTCAAGTAAGTAGTGTACCAACAGGTGATATCACTACTGTAACTGCTGGAGCAGGGTTAACTGGCGGCGGAACATCAGGTGATGTTACAGTTAGTCACGCTGATACATCAAGTGTTTCTTCTCTAACTGCTCTAACAGGTGCAAACGTTGTTAGTGATTTAGACTTTGACACATATGGTCATGTAACACTAGTTTCAACTCGCACAATGACACTGGCTGACTTAGGCTATTCCGGCGCAACAAATGCTAACTATATCACAAACAACAACCAGTTAACAAACGGTGCAGGTTATACTACTAACACCGGTGATATTACGAATGTTAGTGTAAGCGGTAGTGGACTATCAGGTGGCGGTGCAAGTGGTAGTGTTACAATTACCAGTAATGCCACAAGTGCTAATACAGGTAGTACTATTGTTGCTAGAGATGGTTCAGGTAACTTTAGCGCAGGCGTTATTACTGCAACAGCAACAGCCGCACGGTATGCTGACTTGGCAGAAAAATATACCAGTGACATCCAGTATCCAGCTGGCACAGTGGTTGTACTTGGCGGCGAAGCAGAAGTAACACGCTCAGATGGCCCTACTAGTCGTGCAATTGCAGGTATTGTATCTACAGATCCTGCATATCTCATGAACAACGACCTAGAAGGCGACACAGTTGTAGATGTTGCACTAATTGGACGAGTACCTTGTATGGTTACAGGAATAATCAACAAAGGTGATCTATTGGTAAGTAGTAGCAGACCAGGACATGCCTGTGCGTGGACAAACGCTACCAATCCTCCGGCTGGCAGTATTGTTGGTAAAGCAATTGAAAATAAAACAGACGAAGATCCAGGCGTAATTGAAGTATTAGTCGGAAGGCTCTAATGTCAGAGAGATATCGCACAGACTACGATGGTGAGTTTGTGATTATCAGCAACACAATCAAAGATGGCAAAAAGCATCAAGAGCGTGAATGGATTGATAATCCCATTGAAAACCAACATATTTCAGGTCGTGCTGTTGTTATTGGTCATGGCCCAAGCAGATATCACACAAAATTACATGGTAAATTTAACTTAAAAAACCATATTGAACGTCATGCTGGAGGTCACTTGGCCCGCAAACGCCTGCAAAGTTATGGAACTGAAGGTTGTTGGACAGAGTTACAGTGTGATTTTTATGTTGAATTTGATGCAGAAAAACTAAAAGAAATACAACAAGCAAAATACAGCGATCGCGTTAGTGTGTACAGTCATGCACGGAACTGTATTAACAATCCAGGTGAATTTTATCTAGTTCCATATGGTCAAAGAGGACGCAGCGTTGCTGTTGCCGCTTGGCTTGCCTGTTTCGACGGACACAAGGAAGTATTCTTGCTGGGTGTTGACGGTTCTAACAGTGAAGGCACTCCTGATCAAACTGCAATTGATCATGTTAATCGTGTAATTACTACCTACCCTGGGGTGCAGTTTGTTTATGTAAGTGATGGTGCTGAAGCACCCAGTGACTGGAGAAACAATGTTAACTTTACTCGCTGGACTTACGGTAAATTTGTTTCGCTTTGTGATATTTGAAACTGTTTAACTGTATCAATCTTGCCTAACACTTCTTCAAAATTGATAGTGGTCCACAATCCAGGATGCAACGGTTTAGGCCATACACCTGATTCAACCCAGGCATACCCATGATGTTCGTTGTTTAACACTGGCGTAAACTCAGTGTCAACCAAACAAAAAAATGTATTGTAACTGAAATGGTTGTCAACACTGGTAAATTTCTCAATAGGCACAAGTTTAACTATTTCTGGCCACATACCTATTTCTTCTTGGCATTCTCGCTGTATGGCTTCTTGTAAATTTTCACCAGGATCAACTTTACCTCCTGGTAATCCCCAACATCCAGGATTTTTAGGATCATTGCGTAGTAGATAAAGATATCTGTTGGTTTTTATACTGTAAAACCAAATGCCAACAGCATCGATCAAAGTACTAGACTCCACTCGCCTTCTGGATATAAACCTTCGTAGCTTTTAAGCCACTCTCCGCCTGCCCAGCGATACTGTACACTGGTTGTTAAATTGGTTACATACTGTACACTGCTAATGTTTGAACTGTCAAATACCACATTCCAGCGTGTACCATCATATTCAACAATGTCATTGGCATTGGCTACCAATGGAGAACCATCTGTGCCTCGCCATGCTTCTGCATTTCCTGTTGCACTGCCTGTTGAATTGGTAATAAACAAATAGCGTTGCCCTGCAGATGCAGCAGGCAATCCAGCTGTCGTGCCTGGACCTTTGCGTTGTGGATCAACTATAGCGTTAACGGCATTCAGTGTATTTTGTGGAATAGTATCAGTGTCTACAGTAAACAGCAAAAATCTATCGTCTGTTGGATGATATGCTACAGTGCCAACAATAATACTATCGTCATATGGATTGTCAAGACGAACTTGACTGATACCATCCCGCATACTACCATACAGATCGATAACAGTGTGCCACATCAGGTTGCTTGGGGGAGCAGTTGGTACTTCAACACCTTGGTCATTGAGTACAACAGCACTTGGTTCTAGCACCTGTAATTGATTGCCCAGCAACAGTGTTTGATAGTTAAATGGAGTAAACTTTTGTCTTGTTCCCATTAGCAAATCATTGTCGTAAATTGCGTCGGTGTAGTCGCCGCTGGCATCAAACACACTGGCAATGATTTTTTGAACAACACCAAGTTTCTTAACTTTGGCAGGAGGTGATATCCAAATTGGCATTACAAAACGCAGTGTAGCAATGTCAATAGGATCATCAGTGCCTTGTGGAATGCTTCGTGAACTCCATGTAACCTGTTCAAGATACATTACACTGAGACTGGTCCAGTCAATAAAATTGTCTGTGCTTTGAATTTCTAAACCTGGATTAAACAGTGTTAATATCTGCTCCAGTATTTGCAGTTTTTGATTGGTATTTGATGTCCATATGTCCACATTGATTTCAAGATCATATGGCACAGGCATAAGTTTTTCAATTGTGAACGCAGTACCCTGTGTAGTTTCGTAACTTTCGCTGTCAGTATCCCAATAACGCTGTCGCACATTTTGTTTTTCAACAAAGTATGGTTCTTGTATTCTATCACGAGCATAGTTTAAGTTGGTAACGTGAAACGTAATCAGCGGTGTGCTAGGCAGACTATTGGCACTGTTCTGTTGCATAATAGTAGCAGCCTGGCGACTTGCATCACCGTAGCGAACAGGAACTCTGTACAGTGTTTTTGCATTTGTATCTGCGTCGCGTCCATACTCTACCTGAAAGTTTGAAAAAACTCTAGTAACTTGCAGCAAGAATCTGCGTATTTGTTCATCGTAAAAGAACTGTTGTAGTGCCATTAATTGTCAGCCTCAGGTTTGAGCAGTTTACTAAGTGCTTGACGTTGTGGAATGTCGCCGCGATCTTCAGTTGCTGTTTCGTTTGTGTTGTTAACAAAACCGCTACGCAGTGTTTGATTCTGCGACCCTGGTGTCAAGTTGGTTCTTACATCGTCTTCGTACTTAACCCAACGTGCGCCGTTGAAGCGGAAAAGTCTATTAGGAAAGTAATCAAGTCTCAATGCAAAATCCCCTTCTTGCGCACCTGGTGGAAACGATATACCTGGTGTAACTGGCAAGCCATTTGGAGCAATACCGTCACCGGTTAGGTAACCAAGTGTGTAACCGTTTGCTCTTGGTGTTTGTGGCTGCCCATCAACATCAACATTTGTTGTGTCGACTGTGATGCCAGTGTTATCCACTGTGTAACTGTTTGGATCAGCAGGCGTACCATCTTCATTTGTTGGCACAATGTAAAACTTAACAGTGTCGTAGCCACTGAGCGGAACTTCGTATTCTGCTTGTGTGAGAATAGCATCGTTGATTTCGCGGTCCTTGACCACAGTACCAAATGTTTCAAGCTCGCTTTTAGGAGCAAACTCTTGCCACTTGGTAGTATCTGTAATTTCAACACCCGGATCAACATCAGTGATAGATTTATAATAGCTGTTGTTGTATAACACAATGCTACCGCTTGGGTAATAGTTACCGTTGTCCCAAATATTGTCTTGTTCAAAAGGTTTTTTGAGAATATCGTGGTATTCTTGTGCGCCTACAAGTGGTGTTGCTTTTACACGCCACAAGTGAGGCAGCCAAGTTTGGCTAAACCCTTCGCTGGCAAATGCAGCATCTTGAATTACATAATACTTGGGTATTGCTTTTGCAATGCCGCTGTCGAGAGGATGAAAATCTTTGAGGTTTGGTAACTCAAGTACGTCTCCGTTCATCAGTTTGCGACCAAGTGTGTCAATCATAAAGTTATAGTGGAATGTAATAAACAATGTATCGTTGTTTAGGAACAATCCAAATTGACTTAGATCAAAGTC